CTGGCTACGATTTTGGCTGCGGAAACGGCTGCGGATTTTGCAGCGATTATCAAGACGACAGGCAACGCGTTTAACAGTGAAGGGTACTCAAGCGATCCGTCGATTCAGCCGTTTGATACCGTCAGTATTGATCGCGGTATGATGACTTCATTGCCTTACGGCTGGGAGATGCAGCAGTTCAAAGCAGAGCATCCCACAAGCACGTATGAGGGCTTTCGAAACGCCATCCTGCAAGAGATTGCCCGCTGCGTGCATATGCCGGAGAATAAAGCCCTTGGCAGTAGTGCGGCATACAATTTTTCGTCGGCTACACTAGATGACCAAATCTATTGGCAGTCGATTGACATTGAGCGGGAAGTTATTTGGGTACAGGATTGTCTAGAGCGAATCTTTGAATGGTGGTGGGAGGAAGCGGTTGAAATTGATGGCTACTTGCCACTATATCCATACCTCGACGTGCCACCGCACAAGTTCGTATGGCCACCAAAGAGGGCCAATAATCCCGCTGAGGAAGCATCTACGGCCATCAATCTAGTCAATGCGGGCCTGATGCTTGATTCGCAATACCTTGAAAGCCGCAACATTGACCCCGATTGGTTCAATGAGGAAATGGACAAGCAAATTGAGCGGCGCAAACGCTGGGGCACTGTGAGCCAAGAAACGGCAACGGTGATGAGTAGTGAAGGTGCAGCCAAGCCTGCCACCGATGAGCAAGGTGGAGTTGATTCGGTAGCATCGAAGGCATTCATGGGCCTAAGCCGTATGCAATGGAAGAACAACGGCAAGGCGATGATGGATGTGGCTCGGCAATACAACGCGGGAGATATCACACGCACACAAGCGGGTGTGATGCTATCCGGACTCGGTTTGTCTCCTGAGGATGTTGCGATGTGGCTCGGTGATGAGGAGGCTGTAGTCAATGGCTGATTTGTCGCAAACTAGAGCCAACGTCAAGCTGGGGCAGTCGGCAAATGCACGAAGCCGAACGGCAGGCGAGGCGATTGATCAAGGTATGCCGTACTACATTAGTTCGGCAGATAACCTTGCCTACCAAACCGACGCAAATGATGGCGTAGCCAAAGCCGAAGCGGTTGGTATTGCAATGACACCAGCAGGCACAGGCGGAGCGTTTTGGGGCGTTGAGGATAAGGATGTTTTAGTCAATCTAGGTGCAACACTTGCCATCGGTACGGTGTACGCAGTGAGTGCCACAAAAGGGGCTATCTGTCCAATTGTCGACATTACGAGCAGCCAGTTTGTGACAACACTGGGCACCGCAATAACAACGGCATTACTGAAGCAGAACATCCAACCATCGGGAGTGGCAAAGGCATGAAAAAAAATATCTTGCTGACTGCCGGGCGTGCTGAACTTCGCAGCGAAAACGGAATGAAAAAGGTGTATCTGTACGCGTACTCCGGCGGCGTCATGCACCCCAAGTTATCAATGAAATGGGGCGGCGATGTTGTCGTTGATATTGCTGGCGTAGCAATCAATGCGGCAGAGAAGCCGATTCATCTTGGACACGACATCAATAAACCAATTGGACACACAACAAGCATCTCCGCAACGAACGAACTGGTTGCGGACGGAATCTTGTCTATTGCCAGTCCAGACACTCAAAGCGTCATAGATAGTGCTGGAGCGGGATTCCCTTGGAAGTCGTCTATTGGGGTGAATATTTTGGAACACCAAATTTACGAGGACGGCCAAACCGTTGTCGTGAATGGCCGAGAGTTCCAAGGGCCTGTGTTAGTAGTTACCTCAAGCGTTCTTGAGGAAATAAGCCTTGTTTCTGTGCCTGGAGACTCGGAAAGTTACGCTGATATACAGGCACGTTTAAGCAACGGAGAGGCTAATATGCCGACTTTCGAAGAATGGGTTGCTTCACTGGGGCTGGACGTGTCCGGAATCAGTGACGACCTGAACATGGTGCTGCAAAAGCAGTACGCAGAGCAAGACGAGGATAGCGTCGAGGCTCCTGAAGTTGTTGCCGAGGATGGCAGCGGCGAAGAAGAAAAGAAGCCCGAAATGGACGCGATGAGCGACGAGGAAAAGATGGCCGCAAAGGCGAAAGCCAGCGGACGGATTGACCTCAAGGCACAACGCGAAATCCTTGCAGCCGAGCAATCACGCGTCGCTGACGTGCGTGAGTTTTGCTCCAAGAATGGCAACCCAAAGGTGAGTGTTGCCGGAAAGGATGTCGACCTCTGTGCCCATGCGATCAAGCAGGGCTGGAGTGTCCGCGATACGGAATACACCTTCCTCAAGCATGAGCGGCTTCAAGCCACTCGAAAGGATCGGCCACAGGTGCCAAGCATTCACACTAAATCCTCAAACGATGTGAACAAGCAGGTGCTCCAGGCCGCTTGTGCACTTCGTGCAGGCATCGACGTTGAAAGCAAGAAGTGGAGCCACAAAGACTTGAGGAATCAAGTTCCATCGTGGCTGCGTGCCGACATCAACAGCGACGCCAAGCAGCAGGTTTTGGAATCGGCTGAAAAGTTCCGTGGCGAGTCGATGATTGATATGTGTGCTCACTCTTTGCGTGCCAATGGCCGCGAGGTGCCAGTGGGCCGCTTGAATGTCTTGCAAGCTGCTTTCTCCACCGGTGCTGTGAGTGACCTGTACGGGCAGACGTTCGGCGCGAAAGTGCTTGACGGATACTCGGAAATCAAGGACTTCTCCGAAGGCTGGACGGTGGAAGGTGAGAACCCAGATATGGAATCTCACGACCGCATCCGCATGGAAGCCGCTGGCAACTTGGATTATCTGCCAATCGGTGGTGAGGCATCGCATGCACGCCGAGCAACCAAGGTAGAGAAATCCAAGGTTCATCGGTTTGCTAAGCAGATGGAGTTGGACGAAGCCGATATCCTCGGTGACAATTTCGGCAAACTGAAAGAGACTCCGCGTGACTTCGGCTTGGCCGCTGGTCGTGTGCGTCCCGATTTGGTTGCATCCATTATCTTGGATGATCCAACCTTGAACGCAACGAGCCGCAACCTGTTCAACACCACTGACGGCAACAAGTTTGGCTCTGCTGCACTCAGTCGCGCAAGCCTTTCGGCTGCTATCGCTGCCATGAAGAAATTCAAAGACGGCGATGCGATTTTGAACCTTGAGCCAACGCACTTGCTGGTTCCGCCTGAGTTGTACGACCTTGCGATTCAGTTGACTCAATCGACTCGAAACGCAACCACCAACGCAAACGAAGGTGAAGTCAATCCGCTCTCGGCGTACAATATTCAGGTTGTATCCGAAGCACGCTTGGCACTCGGTTTGACCGATCCAGTTTCGAAGGCTGCATACAGCGGTTCGGCTTCGACGTGGTACCTGGTATCAAACCAAGCCCACACCATCGAATGCACCTACATGCAGGCTGCGGGGCGTGCTCCGATTGTTCGCACCACCGAACTAACCAATGGCCGGTTCGGTGTGAACTTCGACGTGCGATTGTACCTCGGTGCTGTACCGCTTGATTGGCGTGGTTTGGTCTATAACCAATCGGCTGGCTTGTAATCGCGATAGGCTATCCCGGCGCAGTGGTGCCCCTCACACCTCCCACACCTGCGCCGGGTGGCCACCTGGATAAAGAGAGGTGACACATGCGATTGATACTAAACAAAATGGTTAAGGTAGCAGGCGTGAGGCTTGCTGCCGGTGCAGACGTAACCGAACTATCCAAAGATTATCGGGCGTCAATTGAGCATCAGGGCTGGGCAGATTGGAAGCAGGTGAAGCAAGAGCCAGAAAAGGTGATCGCTCCACTAGAACCACAGCCGCAGCCTGAGCCACGAGCAGAAATTAAACCGGCAGAGCCAGTTGCAAAGCCGGTTCAGCGTCCACGACGAAAACCAAAATCATAGGAGGGCATTAGATGCCTGCTGTTCAATATCATGGTCCCGGCGAACGGGAAATCACTTTAGCCGCTGCCGCAAACAGCGGTGACATTCTCCTTGCTGCTGACGGCAAAGCCTGCGTCATCACAGCCAATCAACGTACCGCTAACGGTGACGTAGTGCGTGCTGTATGCGAAGGTGTGTTTGCTGTGACGGCAATCAACAGCGATACATTTTCGGCTGGTGCTTTGGTGTACCTCACCGAATCAACGCAAGTGGCAGCGACTACCAGCGGTGCAGGTAAGATTCTTATCGGCCCCGCAGCGTACGCCAAGACGAGCGGCCCAACTGTTGTGTATGTCGATCTGAACGGCACACGCACCAGCGTTGACGATCACTCCTAATCGGTGAGGCCCCGCGTATGTCCGACATGCTTAGCGATGGAGTCAATTGGCTCTTGGATACGCTGGAGACATACGTGTCTAGGACGGTGATTTTTCGTCGGGCGTCTAGCTCGGTGGAAATCACCGTCACACTTGGCCGCAGCGAATGGGAGCAGCAGCAATCAGACGGCAGCACTATAAGAATGATTACCCGCGACTACATCTACAACGGCGAGGAAATCCCAAACTTCGGACTACCTCAACGCGGAGACGAAATCGTAGACAGCGACGGGGTTTATCAAATCCTGCCGACCGGAAACATTCAATCTGTACGGTATCTCGATACGCGTCAGATTGGGATGAGGATACACACGAAACGGAAGGGAACGAACTAAATGCCCTCTCGGATTGTGAGTTTATTAAGCGGTGTGGTTGATGCATTGCAGGCCCGCAGCAATGCCGAGGACTTCACTGACTTTGAGCCGGATTTTATCAAGAGCTACAACTACGCTTTCACACTCGAAGGCTTGACGCATGAGCCAAGAGTGTACGTGAGGCTGGCAACGAAATCGGGAACGGTAGCAAGCCGAAGCCAGTACCGGCAAGAGTTGTCTGTTGTTATTCACGTTTTGGCGGCGATGGCAACAGCAAACGAAACGAACGATGACGAAGCGAAGATTGACACCGAATCGTATATCAACTTCGTCGACGAAATCGAGCGAGTCATGCGTGAAGATTGCCGAGTGGTGGCCGACTGTACGCTACTCGGAATTGAGACAGATCCCATTGCGGGACAGTCACAAGCAGAAGAGCTAAACGTGTTTGAGTCCATCGTGACCTACACTTACCAAATCACTGAACGCAACACACTGTAGGAGTCAAAATAGATGTCAGACACGAAAGTAAGTATCTCCGGCAAAGAGTGCAAGCTGTACTACGCCGACGATTACGCTGTTCCAGTTTGGAATGAAATTAGCAAAGCTGTTGCCGTCTCGGTGGGCGACTTGTCCAAGACCATCAGCAAAATCATGAGCCGGGAAAGTGGCTGGCAGTTTGCTGTACCGGGCAACAAGTCGATTCAGTTGACGTTCGGTTATCTTTACGAAAAGGGGACCGACACCATCTTGGACGACTTGATAGATTCGTTCATGAACGATACCGTGTTGACGTTCGCTGTCATGGATGGAGATATCGACACCACCGGCAGCGAAGGTTGGTTGTTTCCTGGTATCGTCGCATCGATGCCAGAAACACAAGACCTGGAAAACAATGTCACGATTGAATTTACCATTGAGCTTGCACGCATTCGCGACGTCGGCACATTGGTTGAGCCAGAGCGTTATATCGTTTCGTCCTGATTTTTGGTGAGGGGTTATGAGGGAGTTTATCGACGAACAAGGGCGCACGTGGGGCGTCCATGTGGATATTGAAGCCATTCGCAAGGTGAGAGCCAAACTTGGTTATGATCTAACCAAGGCGATGGACTCGAAAGATAATCTGCAATCGCTAGTAGATGATGTGGTGATGTTAGTGGACGTGCTGCATGTGATTTGCCTAGAGCAGTGCGAGCACCTCGGCGTAACGGCTGAGGACTTTGCCAAGGCTTTGTATGGCGACGCAATCAGCCGAGCCACTGAGGCGCTAATGGAAAGTATTATTGATTTTTTCCCGCAAGGCCGGGGCAAGATACTCCGGCAACTGTGGGAGAAGTCGAGGGAAGCGGCAGCGGTGCAGATGGCTCAGCTACAAGCGGCAGTGGACGCATTAGCGTCGCAAGGCTCATCGACATTTACGCCGGGCACGCCGGATGCGATCCAGGCAAACACACGCTGCGAAGCCTTGCAGAGGTTGCCGAAGCGAGTTGGCAAAAGACAGCGAGGATAGAGGCGGCGATACGCGACGGACTGACTCCGAGGAAAGATAAACGGCCTTGGGATGTGAGGGTGTTTAATCCATTCTCGGCAGCGAAAATCGAGCGGCGAAGCATGACGGGCGCAGAGGTGCGTTCATTTGCCAAGCAGTTCAAGAAGGCTAGGATTGTGAGCGCAAGGGAAGTCAAGGTACGCAAGAATGAGCAATAACATTTTCGGCGCATCGATGACGTTCACAAGCAAAGACAAAGCCGGTTTTTTCGACAGGCCCGAGGTGATCGCGCGTATCGGCAGGGGCAAACAGAAAGCACTCGGCAAGGCAGCGGCGGTGTGTCGAAAGAAGATTCAGCAAGGCATCCGCAGAGCCACCAGTGATAAGCCATCCAAGCCAGGGAAGCCACCAAGGCAACGCATGGCGGGCAACGATGGACTCCGCAAAATCTTCTACTCATTCGATTTCGACAGTGACACCGTGAGACTAACGGTGCTCAAGTACAACCGCAAAACGAATGTACCATCACTGCATGAATTTGGTGGAGAACTGCCGACAACCTTCGACGTACTCGGTCCAACGAAAGACACGGCGTGGATGTTTGATCCGGCACTCAAGGCCCGCACAATCAAGAAGCAGTTGGCATATTGGCAACGCAATCCGAACCGTTCGCAAATGCGAATCAATACCGGCAAGCGTTCGTACGGCCCTGAATCGTTCACGCAGACACAAGTAAGTGGAACCGCCAAGTATCCCAAGCGTTCCTACATGCAAACGGGACTTGAAAAGTATCTCAAGTCAAAACACTTCCAGGCCCGCGTGGCTGAAATCTTGAGGGCTTAGTAATGGCTGGACTTTCTGCCGGTGAAGTGTTCGTGAATCTTGTAGTGCGTGGCGGCGGCGTCAAGCCTGCACTGGCAGCCGCACAAGCACAAGTCAAACAATTCGGTACGCAGATCACAGCCCTATCCGTGGCAACCGGAAATCTTATCTCTCAAGGCGTCACAATGGCTCTCGGCAAGCTATCAGACGTGGCATCGTTTGCATGGGAAAAAGCTAAACTTGATCCGCGAACCGGCGCCCAGATTCTCGATTTGCAACGCAATGTCGATAAGGCATGGGCGTCATTCGCTAAGGCTGGCAATGTCATCATCCAGGCGATGCTACCGGCACTCAATGCGGCTGCGCAAGGCATGGCATGGATGGCCGATCAAGTGCAGTATATGGTGGAGTGGCTCGACGAAATGGGCGTCGTGGCTGCATTGCAAACGGGAGATTTTTCGGAAGCCTTCGATATTGCGTGGAAGGAAGTGCAGGCGTTTTTTCTTCAGGGTTCTCAGTCTGTACTTAGTACCTGGCGTTCATTCTCCGATGGTTTACTGGAGACGTGGGATTACGTATCCAAAGAAATTGTCTCAACTTTTGGCGACGCACTTTCCAAAGTTGGCTCAATGCTAAACGTCATCATGGCCGGTTTGCGGATGGCGGCACCGAATGAAATTGCAGAGAATCTATCTTTCCTCAACGATGTTGCTGATGCGTTTACGATGGCTGGGGCTGGTTTTGAAAAGGCTGGCCGTAAGATGGACGATGAGATGCAAAAACGCATCGACGATAGAAAGAAGCAAGCCGAGGAAGAACAACGAATCTTACAAGAGCAGATTGACGCATTGCGTGCTCAAGCATCCGAGCAAACGGAAGTTGCCAAGCAAAAGCGCAACATCCAGCGGGCAGAGAACGAAGCCCGATTTTCTGAAGTCATGGCAGGCCGAGCGAGTGCAGCCGCGAATGGAATCTCCGGTACATTTGCCCTCGGCGTAAGTGGTGGCAATGTCATGTACCAGACGCAAAAAGACATGCTGCGAGAAATGCGTGAGCAGAAGGAATTACAACGCAAGCAGCTGGAAGAACTCAAGAAAGATAAGGGGCCGGTATTTGCACCGTAGCGAACTATGGAACTGGTAGAGCGTGATTTAGATGAATCTATCGACGTGCCAATTAGTGGCGAAGTCGGCAGCACACGCCGGTATTACGTACTCGGCAACGGCATCGATCCAACGATGGAGGACGTAGTTTCGTTCTTGAATACAAGCCTACCGCGAACCTACGGACAGTTGCGGCTCACTGGATTCAATCCGCAGCGAATCGGCAAAGGGCTGTACGAGGTAGATGCATCGTATGGGCTTTTTGTGCGTCGATTTACCGGCGTTCCGGCACTCGAAAGTAATACAGGAGCCAACAGTTATACGTTCTCATTCTCGACGGGTGGGGCTACCTATCGGCTGATGCACGCCAAAGAACAGACGGCGTATGGAACAAGCCCCGCCGACATTGGTGATGTGATCAATTGGAACGGCCAAACTGCGGACGGCATCGACGTTGTTGGGCCGAAGTTAACCATCACCATACGAAAGCGTATGCAAGGCGGCATCATTACTCTGCCGTATATCCGCACTGTGGTTGGCTTGACAGGCAAAACAAATAATGCGGCGTACTTTGGCTTTGCGGCGGGAGAGTTGTTGTTTCTCGGTGCCGATGGCTCAATGGTTCCAGGCGGTGACACAGAATTGACGTTTAATTTTTCGGCGGCTCCGAATGTGGCATCGGCTACCGTGGATGGTGTTGCCGTCAGTGACATTGGCGGGCATGATTATATCCATGCGTTTGTGCTACCTGGTTCGCTAGGCCAGCCAGAAGTAAAGGGCGTTTACAAGGCACGCATTTACGACTCCGGTAATTTCGACGACTTGAGGATATAATGAGCCAAGCACAGCCCGGAGATCCGCTAAACATCTCAGCAAGAGATTGGAACGAAGTCCGTAAACTTGTGCCCAAAGGCAGAGGCGGCAGTACCGGCGCAGGTGGACGCAATCCGTGGTTCCCGGAAATCTACTACGCAAAGGCTCCAAGCGGTGGCATACCGGCAAGGGTAGGTAATGAACTAGGCTCGGCTCTGTGTGATTTATACGAGCGTGATGACGATGATGAGTTGATAGATACCGGACGCAACGAAACGGTGTATAATATCTCTGGTACGGCCGTAGAAGGCAATGCGTGGATCGTTATCGCAACGGAAGTAAGACGCAGGGACTTCGTTGTCATCGTTGAGTCGTGTGAGGCGGAATCGTAATGGCATTCAAAAAGCACAATCCAGGCTGCCCGTGTGCGTGTGGTGGTGAGCCACCTACGGGGCCGTGTGGTTGTAGCTCGACGCAAATCAAGATTGATGTTACCGATGCAGCCGACATTATCACAATAGAGGGCATCAGGTTCATCCCCGGCCCTTGCAATTACATGGACTTCACCGG